CAACCTCGTCTCAGTTTGTTCCACCACCCATAGTGACCAACATTTTGGAAAGTAGCAAATATTTGACTCACAGGTCTATTGTTATTGTCTAACAATCTTTCAGTAATATCCAAGTCCCTAGCAACAGTAACATTATAACTGTTCGAACTTTGCCATTTAGCTATGGAGGCAACATTATTTGGTGTTAGTGATGAAAATTGATATGCCGCATGATCTTGGAATGAATTCAATTCAAACCCGTTGGATGTTATCAGACTGTCTTGGGGATTAGTGATAACCTTATGGACACGGACGTAGTATGATGACCTCGATTCGGTAATATTATTTATATCATAAATTCTTTTAAAGGTTCCTTGGTTTCCTGAGTCAAACGTGGTCCCTGTATAACCAACATTATCTAAGTTAAAAATATATTCGTCTGATCCTTCAGTACCATTTCCTAAACTAAACACTTGAAATGTTGATGTACCCTGATAATCAAATGACAATTCAACCCATTCCCCTTCAGACAGTCCATGTTTTACAATACAATTAAACTGAATGATTGGTAATCCATTATCACTTCCTGTAGAAATATAAAATGGTATCCCATCACCAGATGTCCAAGGAGATAACGAACTATTATCCTCAAAATAATAATTCATAGGAACATTCGGGTCATTAAAATATGGATAAGAAATAACCACACTCCAATTGTATGAGGAAGCACTAATCGCTTTGTAATTTACTTGTGGATTAGTTTCGTCGGTTCTAATAAATTCAAATTCTTGATAAGAAGGTAATCCACTCCATATATTATTTCCACCAAGTAATGGTAATGATTGTTCAGGATGTACATAATATAATCTGTCACGATAAATTTCATATTGAGTAGATCCTACCAATGAATTTTCATATATGTACGAAATCTTTAGAATAGGTCTAAAGGTTGTTGAACTATTTCGTTCATTATCAAAAAGAGTCGCTAAGTTGACAGTAACTGTTCTATCATAATCAATCACCTCGGATTGTGTCTGATCCAAATAAGTGTTGATAGAAATATCACTATCAGGTGCGGAAGCAAATTGTAAATCCGGCCTTATTACATTATACTGATTCTTATTCATTCTCCACCAATATAAAGTTGTCTAAATTTATCCATAGCACTTCCACCAGTCTTAAGTCCAAAATAAAAATACCAAGGTGCGGAAGTCAATGTTGTAAAATTGGTTCCACCAGTATTTTGTGGAACATATTCTCCCGCAGCATTTCGTTGGAAGATATACCCGAGTTTGTTCTCAATCTGACCGTTATTTCCTATAAAGAAAGGGGTGTTCAACCTATCCAATTCTTGATATTTTTGAGATAAGATATTCAGACCACGAACATTTGACATCTGTGAGTACCATGTGTTACGATCGTTACCGAAGATTGAAGGCTCAGCAGAAACTCCAAGAGGAGTATAAGCGTTATTTCTCCACTGATAGAAAGGAACAGTTTGGGATTTTACTTCCAAATAATCGGCGGTCAGTGTAGCTCCTGTGATATTTCTGTCAATTCTACGTGGTGAAATTAAATCTCTATCAGATGGGTATGAATTATAAAACAATCCGAAAACAGATGTTCCATCATTTGCGGTTGATATGTATATTGGATTATCCCCTAGAACCGCCGGGTCATCGACATAGTTTCCTTCATTGAAGGGAGATATTCCGTATTGTGAATTAATTTGTAACATCTGAGCATAATCTCCGTCAATTCTTTGACCATCTCTTGAAAAAAATGATGAAATTGCTGCTTGTCCCGATGATAAAATTTGTTGGAGGAATGTTACATTTACTAATCGAGAAATTATGAAAATTTGTGATAAATTATCGATTTCATTCCATGATGTAGAATTGAGGTTATCCATTTGGTAACCGTAATAGTTAGGTGAAAGGATAACATCTTTACTCCATATGTACTTTGGACCCAAATCCATAATGGTAGTTGGATATAACAAGTTATATTTGTTAAGTGGTTCAATGTCAATACCAGGTATTATACCACCGGCAGTTGATGTTGGTGATAATTTACCAATAAAACTTGAACTATTACTGTCCCAAGGACTTGATCTGTAATAAAAATTATTTGAATTCGGGTCAAATACAATAGTATCGGCACAGAAAGAATATCTTACTTGTTGAAAGGGTGCAACACCTGTTACTTGTCTTACTTGTAACATGTTATTCGCATCAAAACTTGGTTTGTTTTTGAATGGAAATGCATATAAATTTCCATTTATCCATGAATTAACAAAAATGTGGGAGAATACACCGCGACAAAATGCAAATGTTAATCTAAATCTTTGTAACCATTCAAAATAGTTTTCAATCGCAGGTCCAATCGTTCTGATATAACTACCATTTTCATCTGGCGATAACAAATCGTAACAACCATCTTTTACTCTTACCGGATTTTCGTTTTCAGGACATGGTGTTTTTATTATCAAACCACCATTTGAGTCTGTTTGGTAACAAGATAAGGGTACCATTCCAGCACAACTAAATGAAGTAATAACTCGATCAAAATTATTATCCAATCCCTGACCATCGACTCGCTGCCCCAAACCAAAATTACCCGGTAAAACGATAGCAGATCCTTGTTGATTATCCTCTAATAAATAAATTGCAAAGTTTGGATTCAAATATAGACTAAAGGAGTTATTACCTGAATTGTTTAAAACATCTGAAGTTGGTAATCTATCAGATCTCAAAACTAATTTGGGATTAGATAACAAATTATTATATGTAATCGTAACCGACAAACTATTTGAATATTTTGGTGAATAAATTGAATATTTTGTAGATTGTCCTGCAGCTAAAGAACCACCCTCAATTACTCCTTGGTAAAGTGCTGATGGACCTATACCTTGGAATCTTATTCCTTGATTCATAACTCCATCATCAGATAAAGAACCACCAAGTGAATATGAATTATTCATAAAATTCTGTAATGTATAATAGCTCGGATGAGGTGTGAAACCTAGTTGGTCTTTGTCTAATGATGAATAATTACTTATAGAATTTGTGGTTACTGACAGAAAATCTTGCTGAGATACAGAAAAATTAAAAGGAACATGATAAAGTGGTGATGTACTATATGATGTCTGATGGCTCTCAGGTGATTTAGCATTTGTCCTCCACGATCCACTACCGGAGTTGGGTTGGATCGGTATATTCAAATAATAAGAACCCTCTACGGAGACGTTGTTACTCCCTAGTGTATAACCAAACAATTTAGATAAATCATATTTAATATTTTGTCTCTCTGTATAAGGATCAACACCTCTAACTACAAAATAGAAAATATAATCTTCCCAAGTATCACCAATAGATTTTAGTGAATTTAGTGTAACATTTCTGATATTACCTGCACTGTCTCTGTATCCAATATATTGGGTTTTATCAATGAAATATTTTCGTAAAAGTGAACTTGATGAACTCAATGTATTTTCCACATCTAGAGCCGTCATACCAGTCAATACTTGAAAGTATTCAACACCTGTAGCTCGTTTATAATAAGTTTCTGTAGTATTTCCTGTTATATATAAATTTGCCGTGGCGGGTACTCCGTTTGTTTGTATATAGCTCAAAGTTTTGGAAACAACACCAGTTTGAGACGTACCCGTAATCGAAAAATTACCGAATTGATTTTGAGTGGTAGAAGAAAGATTCAAATCAGTAATTGAGGTTGGATCTACAAAACTCATAAGAGTACCATCAGGAATATATGTTCCAGGTTGCATCAATAAAACCATTACATTATCGGTTACAGAATCTGAAACAAAATTTGTATTAGAGACTGTGGTTTGGATGACATTAGAATCTTCAAAATATCTCTCTCTAATATTGGCAAGATTCATTGATTGAGATAGAATTATATTCGCTTGGGAGATTGTGGAGATAGAATGACTTGGTACCTCAACAACACTCATTCCCACGGATTCACCAATAGGATATCCTCCTAAAGAATACTGAAATCCCGCAATATCAGCTTGATATTTGGAATTTCTATCACTTTGTGACCCACTTGGATATAAACTTGGATCAATACCTTGGGGTTCAGTATTTCCAGGGTCACCGTTAAGGTCCCCCCAAGTTTGTGAACTATTCGAAGATATCAACAGAGAATTACTACCTCGATATGACATGTTGTAATCTCCATAATTAATATTTGTACCAATGGCCCAATCCCCAACTCGGAACTCAGGAAATTTCAAATCCAAATCCAAAATTTCACAATCACAAGCTTCACAGTCAGGATAACTCAACATTGGTAACTTCAATTGTTTTAATGTAAAATTATCCAAAAGCGGACTAATAAGTCTATTCCAAGCAACGATTAAGAGAACATTGAAAACCGCCTGTCCGATCGCCGCCCATGCGATACCAGCGGAGCCTACTGCCACCGCAATCGAAATGCCCGCTTGAACCGACCAATATAATGGTAATGAAATTTTTACTATGGTTCTGAATATTGGCCAAAATTGGGCAACGAAATGTAATACAGGTATAAGGACAACTGCTAATGGAGATAAGATTGTAAGTAAAATATTAACAATAAAAAATAATAAGTCGAAATTCCTTACACCATCTGTTGCAGGATATTTGTTATTTTCCGAAGCACATTGTGAATCTGTAATTTCTTTGATACCAATGAAATTACCCCTATTCAATCCTTTAAAATATTGGTCAATAAGCCCAGAAACTGTATAAACTTTATTGTATACAAACTCATAAAATGTGTCTTCACAATTTACAGCCGCTTGTGCATTCGTATAACCAGACCAATCAAGTCCAAAATAATATGAACCTAATAAATCTTTGTAGTTTGAAGAATTTGTATTCAAACTATAATATGGGTCAGACAGAGAACTTGTCCAACCATATTCTTTCACGTTTGGAACTAAGAAATACGCACGTCTCGTTTCGGAAAGTTCTAAATCAGGTGATTGTCCATATTTTATTTTAAACCTATATTTTCCTTTCGTTGGTACACCAATCTTAGGATCGTTACTCAATATTTGTTCACCAAACTCATTTGTTGTTACATAATCCAAATTCATTGGGACTTCTAACAACCAAGTTCCTTCTTCGTCGATGACTTTACCTCCATTCGGTAATTCTGCTTGTTCCAATATTGGAAACCCATTACTATCTTGAAATATAGTTTGTCTGATTGCAACTATTTCTCCAGGCGCTGTCGTTAGGTTACAAAGGTTCCCCATCTCAGATGGTGGTCTACATCCGTTTGCAATTGCTTTATCGTCAATGTTTGTAGTTAATGAACCCATAAACATCGCCGTGGGTTCGATAGTTATACCGACATCACCCAAATTAAAATCATGCCTTATAATTCCAACGTCACAAAGTTCAGGTTGCCCCCAAAATGGTTGAACATCTATACTCTGATTTAGGGTTACTATCTGAGGTAATGACTGAAAATCTACAGATGAACTGAAATCGGCTGTGTTAAAATCACTTGAACTTGCTCTTCCCATTCTGACCAAGTCCTGAGGTGAAAGAGAAAATGGTCCCATATCTGACAGGTCCAAATTCATTACCAAAGTTTGAGTCCCTATAGGAACCCCCATTATTAAGAAGTCACCACTACCATTTGTTTTGACCGTATATTTGTAATATTTGTCATAAACTTGAATTAGAGCAGGATTTGTAAGAATGTCATTTTTACTTGGGAATGTTCCGGTTGGAACATGTCCTGCGTGATTTCTTTCATATGGAAGAAGATTATACCTATAACCATCTTCATTTGTATCTTCTATAGTTTGATACGGATAAAGATCTCGTATTATTTCATTGTTAAAATCCTCGTCTGTTATGGGAACAAATATTGATAATTTTGCATTTGGGACTCCATACCCTCCGTTTGTAAAAACCCTTCCTACGACTACTCCGTAATCTGCACACATTCTGGTGTAGACATCCTCACTCCTAATCTTCAATGATAAAATCTCAATCTGATCAAAGTCTTGATCCAATTGAACATTGATTTGTCTGTCTACACCTACTTGGGTTCTTATTCTATATGATTTGGACATTAAAAGAAACTTTCTATGATAAATAGTTTATCCACTATTTTATATAAAGTAATTGAAAGTTCTGAAAATTATAGATTAGGAAAAATTAGTTGTCTGATAATTCTTGACTCTGATGGTAACGTCTTTAGCCGGAAATCTAATTTGATAAATCTGATTAGGTTCTGCAAAGATTGTATTATCAACTAATGAAATTTCTTTTGTTGCAACATCAGAATATGGCATAGAAGTTTGTGATGAACTATATTGTCCACCCACTTTATTATATAACTTAATTTCTCCAACACTTATGACACCATTTTCTGATTGAATCAGACGACTTAATTCAGATACCAAAATATCTTCTCCCATTTCTCTGATTGTTGGACTAAAGAATGTTGTTACTCTATCAATAATATTGGAGATTACGGCACCTTGGTTTTGTGTTGAATCTAAAACCGCTTGTACATCCACCGCTAAATCTATAACTTGTGCATTTCCGATTTGTACATAATCATTGATCATTCTATAATTCGAGAGATATTCCGCCAAATTCTTTTTCATTGTCTGTGAAACCTCAGAAGTCAAATTCCCTGAAGAATCATATGACAAAACGTTGATCAGAATTTTGTTATTATTTTCTGTAATAGATACTTTTGCAGGCGCGCCAAATTGACCTGGCATATTTCTTATAATCGCCTCATAGTCATTTATGGTAACAGCACGGTTTTGAGCTGAAAAATTAAACGTAACGTAATTTCTAACTTCTTCTGTGGACGGATATCCTGCACCACCAATTGCCGCCGTTATATTGTTACACGCCAAAGAATTGATTACTGAAGTATTAATCAAATCCGAAGGTCCATTTACAAAAAAGTCTACAGATCCAATTTGATTTATAACATTGACACCTAAATTGGTTCCTAAACCCCCACCTATTCTATATTGGATGAACAAAGTTGTGTTTGCCTTAGGTGTCGACCCCAAAGACATCATATTATTTTGATATCTTTGAATTTTCAATGGTACGTCCAAAGCAGTGAATTCTCTTAATTGGTCTTCGGCAGTGTTTGTTCCTCCTCCGAATGTGATTTTCAAAAATCCTTCAGGAGTATATTCAGTAATAAAACGTTGTTGTGTTTGAATGTATCTACCAACTTTTATCGCCGGGTCATCCGAAGGCTTGGTAGGGTCTTCAATAAAAACTCTGTCATCTGCAAGCGCAGGTACTTCATACCATCTACCTTGTGCTCCCAAGAACTCTTGAGGAGTTGGTACATTTGAATACGAAGTTCCGTCCCTTTGGATAATTGAAGTTACACCTAATACATTTTTTTCAGGTAAGAAAAACTCAAAGAATGGTCTTACATCATTAGGTGTTATAACTCTTTTGAAAACTTTGGTTATACCGTTTACGACGGTTTCTCGTTTAGTGATTGTGTAATTTATCAAATTACCACTTGCGTCAAAGTTTGGAATTTTTAATCTATTTGGAAAACCATCTTGATTAAATGGTGATGCAAAGTTTACGTCATATAAATTTTCAAATATTTGTCCGGAACCAATAACTTGGCTACCAGCTCTTAGTGTACCCAAATATCGTTCATCTTCTTTGTCCCCAGATGCCGGAACTGTTATTGAAAAGTCCACCAATGCTATAGATGGTCTCTGTCCTGGTATTTTTAAACCGTAAGTTCTCGCAATGTTATATATCGACGATCTTTGTTGTGCAAACTGAAGGACTGTTTCTTGAATACTTCTGTCTATATGGTAATGTAAATTGTCTGCAACTGCAGCATTAAGGTCTAAAAAAACAGAAAACACCGAAGCGTCATTGAAATTATCAATTAGTTCAGGATAGTATGTTTTTGTGTAATTAACGAGTTCCTGACGAATTGCCGCAAAATCTCTTACTGTATAGGATATTCTTTTTTCAGCCATACTCTTAAATATTTATTATGACAAAATCTTTTGTATTGAAAACGTCATTTGTTATAGAATAGTCAATCCTAACCGTGGCAGTGTATTCAGCTACATCTTGATTGTATCTTCTGATACCAGGATCAATAACACCACCAGCTTCAGTAGCTGTTAGTCCTGCGGCTTCTCCTGTTGGAGAAGTTATTGATATATTGGTCAATTGTAATTGTGGCATGAATTTTTGAACAGAATCTCTAATTTCAGCTTCAATACTTTGAAAGGTTGGTCCGTCGAGTGGTTCGAAGATATATTCTAATAATCTTGTCCCAAAATCAGGTAAAAAGTATCTTGAACCCTTCCTAGTAAGTAAAAGATGAATAAGATTACTTCGTACTTCTTCTGCAGGATAATCAGTAAGATCTAAGTATTTTCCGTCGAAAGAATCTACAAAGGGGAATGTGAATCCATATGTTTTACCATTTGCCATACTGATAAATATATCTCATTATTTTTTTTAGGATATAAAAAAACCCAACACTTTCATGTCGGGGTTTTCATCTAATACATATTATATTGAATAATTATGCTTGACAAGCCACGCATTCAAGGTCATTTAGATTCAATTTCTTTCTTGCGAAAGCCTGAGCCGAATTCATAGAGTGTTGATAATAAAGAGTTTTCACACCCAATTGCCAAGCATCAATCAACAATTTATTAACATCTTTAGTTGGCATATCTGGTGAAACCATAAGATTCAATGATTGTGCCTGATCAATAAAATCTTGTCTCACCGCAGCCTGATTAATAATTGAGGATTGGTTTATTTCAGCAAAAGTTCTAAAAACATCCTTCTGTTCATCTGTCAAAAATTCTAAGTGTTGTACGGAACCGTCATATTTTTTTATACTATTCCAAACTTCTTTTGTGTCCTTGTTCATTTCAGCCAATAATTTTTTCAGAACAGGATTTTTAATGGTAACCTTCAATTTAGCTACGTCTTTTACATACGCATTTGACCAAATTGGTTCAATGGATTGTGAAACTTGTCCCAAAATAAACGCTGAAGATGTTGTGGGTGCAATAGCATTCAGTGTGACGTTACGTCTTCCGTATCCAACTAAAGTCTCTGGTTCACCAAACATTTCCGCCAAATCTGCAGATGCTTTGTAAGATTTATCTTTGATTAGTTTGAACACTTCAACATTCAATCTTGCGGTTTCCTTACTGTCAAAAGGAAGATTCTTTGATTGTAATAAAGAGTGCCAACCCAAAACTCCGAGACCAAGTGCTCTTTGTCTTTTAGCAAAGTTGTATGCTTTCTCTAAATAGAAAAAAGCTCTTTGACCTTCCAAAGTACCACTATTACGAATGTCATCAATTTTACTTAGGAATTCTGTAACCACCGCATCCAAGAAATAAATCATAGTTTCAACGGCGTCAGTGTCTTTCCATTCTTCGTAGTGAAGTAAATTCATTGAGGAAAGAACACAAACGAATGATTCTTCTTCTGAGTTATGAAGAGCGATTTCAGAACACAAATTTGAGTTATAAATTTTCATTCCTTTATCCTTATAAACCTCAGGTGCATTGTTATTCATTGTATCTGAAAACATGATGTATGGATAACCAATCTCACCTCTGCGTTGAATTACTTTAGCCCAAATAGCTCTTTTTTTTCCGTCCCCATCAATCATTTCTTTCATGAATTGGTCGGTAACAGTAACTGCGTGAGTAAGATCTTGAATTGGGAATCCCTCGGTACCGATTTCCAAAAATTCCATAATATCAGGATGTTCTACAGGTAGATATGGTGAAAATCGACCTCTACGTGTTGATCCTTGTGAAATATTGTCAACAACGCTTTGGAATAAATTCATGAAATGAACCGCACCGGGCGCATGTCCATTATCTGTGATGGTTGCCCCTCTACCACGAATATTACCAAAGTAACCAGAGGTACCACCACCCATTTTACTCATCTCACCAACTTCAGCTTGTGTGTATAAAATGGATTCAATGTTGTCACCGACATTGGAACCAAAACAACTTACAGGTAAACCTCTTTTTTTTCCAAAGTTTGCCCAAACAGGGGACGATAATGAATACCATCCTTTACCCATATAATCATAAAACTTATCGGCGAATCCTTCGATCCCTAAAAGTTTTTCTGCGTGGTTAGCAATAATTTTGATACGTTCCAAGGGTTGTTCTCCCTCACTCAAATATCCACGACGGAGGAATGTGATTGATTCATCATTAATCCAATCGAATGGTTTTCTATTTTCCATATTGTGTTTTTATATAAATTAAAATAAGTCGTTAAGTGTAATTGATTTTTGTTTTTTACTGTAATTGATACTTCTTTTGTTAAAA